GCACAGGATGCCATCATCCAGGTGGCGCACGAGCTGGACCTGATGCGCTTCATGCGCATCGAGAACGGCTGCCTGATCACTGACTGAAGGAGGCCACCATGCAACTCAAACGCTACCAAGTCATTCTGGCCGTCATCGGCCTGATCGTTGCAATGGGCATCGTCGGCCAGTCCGACTTTGAGGAGGCCGAGCGCCAGCAGGCCGAGTACTGCGAGATGGTCAAGCTGTGGAAGCAGACCAAGGGCCAGTCAGGCTGGCCAGCCTACAACGGTGAGGGGATGTGCCATCGCCTTTAGGCAAACGGCCTGGTGCCAGCCTTGTCGATGATTAGCGCCTGCTTTCGAGGGCTGACATCGATGCTGTTGGGCACGCTGATGTGCGTCCAGCGATCAAACTCACGAATTACCTGGTCGTAGCCAATGCCGCTGGCCACGATCTTGCGCACCACTTCGTCTGGGGTCATGCCTGGCACCTTAAAGTCGGCAGCGCAGCCGAGCCGATGCTGACTGGTGTCTTTGCTGCCCACTGCATCATTGACCAGCTTGGTGCGCAGGCCAGACGAGATCATGATGGGCTTGCCGCCTAGCACCACCTTCACCTGCTCCAGAAAGTCAGCCAGGCGCGTGAGGTTGGCCAGCTCGGTGTCATTGGGGCTGTTGTCCCATCCATTGCGCTCAGCGGTCTCTGAGGCCGTCAGCTCTTCCAGGGTGAAGTTGGGTGTGAGGTTCATTTTGCAGCTTTGGAAAGCAGGTCAGTTTTGGCCTGTGAGCCAGCAGAGCTGCCAAAGTAATAAGCGATGATGCCAGTCCAAGCCGTGCCCAAGCTGCCCAGCATCATCAAGATGGCCGGGTTGCTGCTGTCGATCTGGTTGAAGAACATCATCACCATGATGCCAAAGAATCCGATGGTGACTGCGCCAGCCAAGATGGGGGGCATCATCGATCTGGTGGTGGCCTGCATCTCTCTAGCGCTCTTGCGGTCCTCGACCTCCAGCTTCTCGAAATTTAGGCCCAGCTCTTGCGCTTGCTTTTGCAACTCGATCTCAGCCAGCTTGACCTGGGCGATCTGCTCGGCGCTGAGTTTGTTGTTGGCGATCAGGTCGCCCACTTTGGCCTCATCCACGCCAATGGCCTTGGAGATGGCTGACACGGCCATGCCAGCCAGTGGGCCACCCATTGCGGTGGCGATGGTGGGTGCGATCTGCTTAAGCCAATCCATTATTTTTTCTCCAACTTTGTTTCAATGATGGCAATTTTTTGGCGGTTGTACTGAATGTCGTCGCGGTTCTTTTGAATCTCCAGCGAGAGGTCTTGGCGCAGGCGTTCACGCGCCAGCTCTGCGCCAGTGTTGGTGGCTTGCTTGTTGTCGCTTGTCACGACTAGGCTGATCTTGCTGTTGAGAATTGTGACTTCGTGCGATAAGTTGGACAGCGCCGACATGAGGTAGACAACGCAAGTAAAGAGCAGTGGCAAGACAGCAAATGTCAGCTTTTCAATCAACGCGCCTTTTGCAGATTCTTCAGCCATTTACAGCCCCAGCATCTTTTTCAACATCTCCGCAGCAAAGCCTGGTCCGAGCAGCGTGACCGCGATCAGCGCATAGAGGATGTACTCGATGCGGCTCATGCGCTTGCTGCCTGACTCAAACGATTTTTGGATGGCTTCGTACCGCAGCGCACAAATTTCTTCGTGCGTCTGAAGTCGCGCATCGGTTGCATCGACCTGGCTCATTACATGCCCTCGCCCTGGACGATGTACACAGTGGATGCGCCAGCAGGGGCCAAGCCACTGAAGAACGACTCACGCCCAAAGCGCAGCACCTCAACGGCACCAGGCACCAACACGATGGCTGCTGAAGGCGTGCCAGCGACTGGGGCCACTGCGTTGGCCGTGGCGATTGCAGCAGTTGGGCCAATGCCCAGAAACACCGTGTTGGCGCTGCTGTTGATGATGCGGTACTGGCCAGTGCTCTGAGCATCAAAGCGTGCGTCAACAAGCGCCTGAACGCCCGTGGAGGCCGCAGCAGCAGCAGGGATGACAACGGTGTTGCCAAGTGGGGCAAATGCGATTTGACTATTTTGGGCCATCTCAGACTCCTTGTGCAGCTTGAGCTGCTTTGTAGGCTGCAATCACGCCAGCAGTGTGTGTTGCCGCACAGATGGCTTGCACACGGGCATCCTCGCCGCTGTAATCGTCGCCAGGGGCAACAACGTGGCGGTGGAATGTGCCGCTGATCTGTTTGCCATCTTCCATGATGGCGGTCTTGGTGCGAACTTGAATTGAGCCATTTTCAACAACTTCAATTAAATCGACAGAGATAATTTTTTCTAACATATCATTTCCTTGTTTCCAGCCCAACCATCCAGTCAAGCATTAAGGTTTCCAGTTTTCCGAACTGGCACGGGTTAACAATCAACAGCACTAGCAAATTCTGGCAATGTTTTAAGATGCTCGTATGCTTGGGCAATGAAATTTGCCGAACCAGTAACAGTTGACACAGGTATTTGATATTGCTTATCAAACTGTTGTGTATCGCTTTGAAAATTTACATTAGCGGTGATTAAATCTTTGTTACCGATAATGCTTGTTATTTTTGCATAGGCTGAAAATGATACTTTTTGAAGACCATTTGCAATGTTACCTATTGGGGTTTGTACCACTGATATACCTTCAGATTCAATGAATTTGCGAAGTGCCATGATTTTTCCTTTATGAGTTAAAGAACGCCAGTATTAGCCGCACCCACGCCAAGTTGGTATGCAACAATTCGAGCAGTTACATTTACAGCTGGACCAGCCCCTTGCTTAATTTGAAGATATGAATTTGTATTGTTTAATGCAAATATTGCATCAGCTCCTGATTGTCCTCCATTGTCACAAACACTTTTGCCAATTAGAGTTGGTGTTGGGTAAAAGCCAAATGGAGAGGTTAACGACAAAAGCATATATGTAACTTCAACGTTAGTGCCTTCCAAATATACAAAAAATAACCGTGTGCCTCGCAACATTCCAACTGGCGTAAAAAAGTCAGTAAATGTTGCTGTGTTAATGGCAATCGGTTGCCCAACATACATTGTGTCTAGTGATTGTAATACCCCGCCAACATCGATTGATTCATATCGAGTAACAGACATTGTTCCCCAATTTGGCTTATTGCCTATCCAACTTATACCGCCAATTAAACCAACGTCATATCCATTGGCAAGTGTTGGAATAGCGGCCCCTGATGATTCAATTGTTATTGTTCCGTAATAACTTGCGGCCCTGCTTGTTTCAACATGGCGGATAATTGGAATGCTGGCATTCACAAAAAACTGTGCAGTCATTGGTGCGTTATATGGCTTGCAACCAGTATTTATCAAAATTCTTGCGACCGCATTTTGATATGCATCAACAACGCAATTTAAAAGGCCTGAACCGTGAAAACTATCATCGCCCAAACTTCTTTGGTATTCAAGCGCATAGAAACAGTCCCCAAAATAACAATTTTCGAAAACATCAAATTCAGTAAATGAACCAACCGAACTGTTGTTATACAAACCACCAACCAAAAAGTTTTGCAATTTGCAGTCACGAACTCGCTGACCACCAAGTCCTTGAAATTCAATGGCTCGTAAATTTTGGTTTCCCACAAAAGTTAATTTTTCAATAACATTATTTGGAACAGAACCAGACCCGCCAATCAAAACCAAGCAACTTTTATTTGGCGTTGTAATTGATGAAAACTCTAAAATACTATTGCCAGCGCCTTCACCACGAATGTTTACCCCTACAAAACTGCCTGCTTTTGTTAGTGTGTCTGTAATCTTATATGTTCCTGATGGCACATAAAGCTCACGATTGTTTGTTGTGCAGTAGGTGATTGCGCTTTGAAAGGCGGTTGTGCAATCAGTTGTTCCATCACCGACAGCACCATAATCCAATATATTGATTGGCGCACCCGTTATCATTGAATACGATGCTTTAGTGAGTGACATTTTTAATCCTAAATTATTTGTTAAGCTGCTGTGTAAGTAAACTGCGCTCTTAAAATAAACGTTGAAAAGTTTGCATTTGTTAACGCTGTCCCAGATGCCCCGTACAGTTCGACAGTTGTTCCACCAGTGCCCACAGCAAATCCTGCCGCACTTACTGCCGCGCCAGTATATGTTACGGATCCACCGCTAGGATTCGGTGTTCCGCTACCAATAGCAGTAAAAGGCAACCCGCCTAAAGAAACACTTGCGCCACTAACTGTTGCAGGAAAAGTTAAACCAAATGTGCAAGTGACCAATCTTCCAATTTTTGTGTAAAGACCCGTCACGCTTGTAAAAGTAAGTGCAGCGCCACTTTGGTCTGTTGGTGTCCAAGTACCTTCTTCATAGTCAGCCAACAATTCACTGGTCATCCCAGCGGGGTGGCTGGTAATTGAAAAGTCAATGCCTTTACCTGATGTACCAACAATTAAATTTCCGTTGTCGATCCGAATATCACCGCCAACAACATCTAATTTTGCTGTTGGACCAACTGTTCCCACACCTACACGACTGTTTGTTGCGTCTGTGCAGAAAAGGTTGGCATCTGTGTCGCCTTCAATCCGCACATTAAACACCGCACCGATCTCGTTAATTACAAGATTGGTCGTGCCAATAATCATCTTTTCTGTCAATGCACCAGCAGTTGCAGTCTCAAAATGAAGCTGGCCCTGTTCAGCGGTTGATGTTGGACTGAGAATAGAACCGTGAATTAAACCGTAGGCTTGTTTGTTGCCCGCTGAGTCTTCACCATTAAATTCAATTTCGCCAATGGTGTCAGATGCCGCTGGCGTTGCTGAGTCTCTGTACAACTCCAGTAACGGGGCTGCTGCTGCACCAGCATCTGTTGAAGTCAGGGTCATGCCCAAAGCGTCAAAAGATCGGCCCGCAGTCAAATTAGCAACAGACACCTGTTTGGTTG